ATCAATAACGTCGCGACTACTTCAGCGGCCGGAGTTTACGAAATCACCCGCCAACACGGTTGCGTGGCTCGCAAGAGCATAGCCCAATCAGGCCCACAAACATTCTTTCTATCCGACAGCGGCGTAATAGTTCTCAGTCCCGGCACTGACCCCGCAAAGGGATTGGGAGTGGCTATCAGTAAAGTACAGGGTGAGACCGTACCTATGACTGCCCCAATCCAAGACCAATTTTCGGAGGTGAATTATGCGGCGGCGGATAAGGCGTGCGGCGTAGTATTTGACAATAAATATTTCCTAGCTTGCCCCACCCTGAGTAGCGCGGTGGCAAATAAGATATTTGTCTTTGACTTACTTACCTCACAATGGACTAGCGTAGACAGCTACCCCGCCATGAGCGGCAGTCTGGCGTTCCACGTGGACGATTGGGTAGTATGCTCCCACGGAAGCAATCCTACGCGCCGTAGGCTCTTTGCATGTAACGATACGGGTTGGTATCTGATGAATGAAAACCTCACCGATGACAGCAACCGAAAAATCGGAAGCACGGCAGAGTCCGACGTGACCGCAATCGCCGCCAAGCTGAAGACGAGAGATTACCTATTCGGTGAGCAAGGCATAAAAAGTTTCAAGCGTGGTCAATTGGGCGTGAGCTTCGTGGCTTCGGATGCATTCACCATCAAGCTTAACACCACCGATCCCGATACCAGCGACACCGTACTCAGCTACACGGGTGGCAGTACGGAAGAAGCCTTACTGCGTTTCAGCGGGGCGAGAAAGCGCGGCTATTCGGCAAACATTGAACTGGACGTTACAGCGGGTAGACCAAAATTTCGCCACGTTCAGCTAGAAGCAGTGGGGCAGGGGCTTAACGCCCGAAGGGAGGTGGCATAGTGGCTATCACCGCAACCGTCACGAGGGGGTATACTTTCGCCACCGGCGTTGAGGTAACTGCCGCAAATTTAAACGAGCTAGGCGAACCCGGCGTAACCGTGGCGGCAGTAAGCGATACTCCCATCACCCTCCAGAGTTTTTCCGTAGCAACCGCCCCTGCGGCAACGCTCGGCAGACTAATACACGTGACGAATGGTGATGGCGGGAATGAATGCGCGGCTATTGGTGACGGCACTTATTTTCGGGTCATAGCGATGGGGAGTACTATCAGCACGTGAAACCATTTGAGGAAGCATTGGCGTTCTACGCGAAGACGGGTGACGATCTGATGAAAGACATCTCCGCTTATTCCACCCTCGGTGGGTACGTGTTCATCACGCCTCACAGCCTAATGTTTGGCAAAGCGGTAAGAACGGACGGCGGAAAGCCTGACGAGCAATGGGGAGCAGTAGCCCCCGATGCATGGTATGTCCGCTTCGCAGTAGGGACAGATGCAGTTTCAGAGTTTATATCGCGGATACCTTATCCGCTGCCGAAAGTAGGTTGGTCAAGGATTAGTAAAGACCGCGCCGTAAATTGGTTTGATTTTAACACAGTTCTTAGGAGGAAATAAGTTATGGGAGGAGGTAATAGTTACACACCGCCGATTCAGCCAGGATATGGAGATTCAATGAAAGAGGCACTGCTCGCCCAGATGCAGCAATTGACCGGAGTAGGGGGAGGTTACGATGAAATATATAACAAGGCACTCGGATATGAGGGTGGTGACCTTGGTGATATTTTGCAAAATGTGGAATCGCCAATCCGTCAGAAAGCAGCGCAGGTGGACACCGACGTTATGCGTCAGACACTCATGGGGGATAGCACTGACGCAAGGTCTATTCGTTATGACGACCAAGGTAGAGCAGTAAAAGGGACAGAAGACGTTGGTTATAGAATTGTCCGCGAAGGCACGGGTACATTCCTAGATCCAAGTGTAAATTCCGGTAGTTTGACTATTAGCATAGTGGACGCAAAAGGGAAGGTTTTGGCTACCGGAAAAGACGGTTCAAGTTACAGTAACAATGGTCAAAGAGCCAGTCATATAGCAGATGACATTGATGGGGCTTATAAGGCTTTGTTAGCTGATGTGGAAAGTAATAAAGAAAAATTTCCCATTCTTGAAGAAGCAGGTTCTACCCTAAAGAGAAACCATGCCAAAAGCGGCCGGAGTTACGTTATGGGTTTGGCGGAAGGTGGTACTCTTGAAACCGGTACAGTCAACTCTGGTAAAGACCTATACAAGGTGATGGATGAGGAGATGGTGAGTCAACCGGTTTATGAGAAAGACCAGTTTGGTGAAACCTTAATTGACGCTACGAAGGCCGGACAAACTGTTGATATTGCCGCGACCCGCACGGGTGACGGCATGATAGACCTCGTGGGCGATAGCCGCGCGGTACAGGAGCAAACCCAAAGCGAGGACTACGAAAGTTATGTCCGTAATGACGATGCTCGGATGGCGAACTGGGAGGCTGATAATGCGCAAAGGGCGAAACAAGGAGTAGTGCAACGGACTATAGAGGAGTGGGGGCAAGCCCACTATGAAGAGCGAGGAAAAGCCGCTGGTGACGAAATGCCCACTTCCTACTCCCTGCAAGATGCCGGTCGCCAAGCGGGGTTTAATAAGCAGAACGAGTTCATGGGCTTATCCGCCCTCTCGGAAGACATAGGTAGGGGCGGTCAACAACGAGCCAGAGAAGCGGACATCGCGGACGTGGAGCGTCTTGGCGGAAGAGCTACTGACGCATATCGTGCGCAGGGCGACCTGAGTGGGGCCTTAGCGACAGCCCGGAATATGGGTGCTGGTGGCAGTGACATGGAATCCGCAATTCCTGTGGATAACTTATTTGGCGTTCCTAACCCGCTCAAGTCTTTAGGGGCGCGGACAGCACTGGAGAACGCGAAAATAGACGCAATAACCAGCGGGGGCGTTGGTGCTTTGAAGGCACGAGGAGCTACCCCGCTCACCGCCGAAACCGGCTACACACCTTCTGCTAGTATTTCCGGCGGTCGCATGGGAGACTACGACACTACCTCGGCGCAAGGATTTCCTACCGGCGGAACGGACGCTTTCCGTTCAGCCCTAATGCAAGAGGGGATGGGTGCATTAGATCAAGGACTTTCGGAGCGGGAGAACCGTGCGGTACAGGAAGCGGCACGGGCGAGGTCTACAAATATGGGGAGAACCTTTGACCAGACCGCCTCCATTGAGGAATCAAGGGCGGTAATTGAAGAGGATAACGCCAGACGGATGCAAAACCGCGCATTTGCCCAGAGTGCTCTTGGGCAGGAAGTGGGCATCCAGCAAGCGGACATGGGTCGTGGGCTACAAGCATCCTTGGCAAACCAACAAGCTACCAACCAAGCCGCTCAATTCGGCGTGGGGGCGGGACTACAGCAAGAGCAACTTGGTGCCCAGATGGGGCAACAGGTGAACCTCGCTGAGTTTGCTCAAGCTTCGGATGCAGCGCAATATTCGGCCCAAGAAAAGATGCAAGCCCAGCAGATGGAACTGGGTCGCCAATCCGCAGGAGTTGATCGCCAATTGACCGCTGAGGAAAAGGACATTGAGCGGATCATGCGCCAGCAAGCGATGGAAGAGCAGTACCGCCAGCAGGGACTGGGCGCTGAACGAGCAAACGCCGCCCAAATGGTGGGGCTTGAACAAGCTACGAGTGCAGACCCATTCCAAGCGATACTTCAACGGCAAGGTCAGAACAATTTAGCATCCGGCGGAGCGGTATTCGGGCAAGCCGGATACGGGTTGGATTCCGGGCCACAATACTTAAACCCGGAAAGTGGTCTCGGATTCATACAGAACCAAGCGACGAATGCCGCTAACATGTATGGAGCGCAGCAAATGGCTGGTGCTACGAAAACCGGGGGGATAATGGGTGGGATAGGAAGTTTGGCAGGTGGACTTTTAGGCAATCCTAACCTTTTCAAGTGCTGGGTAGCGCGTGAGGTCTACGGCGAGCATAACCCCGCATGGCTATTATTCCGAAAATGGCTGGATACGGACGCACCCAGATGGTTTGATAAGCTATACCTGACCTTCGGGGAACGCTTCGCGAACTTCATTAGCAACAAGCCAAGACTCAAGGCTCGCATCCGCCTATGGATGGACACCAAAATAGGGAGATAACACAATGGCAAGACAACCTTACTTTTCAGGCAA